ACTGTCCCTGAATCTCTCGCTTGTCCTCATTCTTGATCCTAAAATCAACCACAGTGCATCGAGAATGCAGTGGTTCGATAATCTTATTAGGAAAGTTACAGGTAAAGATGAACCGACAGTTGCTATGGAACTCTTCGATAGCGGTCCTCAACGACAGCTGAACGTCGTTGGTGGTGTTGTCTGCCTCATCGATAATAACGACCTTGTGGGCGCTGCTAGAGGACAGAGAGACAGTGCTAGCAAATGTACGCACCTTCTGTCGGATGGTGTCTAGGAAGCGACCCTCGTCACTACCATTGATAACGATGTATGAGGCACCAATCTCCTCACACAATGCTTTCGCAACAGTGGTCTTGCCAATACCTGCACTACCAGGGAGTAGCAGGTTAGGGAGTTCACCCTGTTCGACAAAACCTTTGAACACGTTGAGAATGCTCGCAGGAAGAATACAGTCATCAATTGTATGAGGACGATACTCTTCCACCCATAAAAATTTCTTGTTCATCAAGGTTCAAGTGCAATAAAATACTTCAAGTCAAGACGTTGATGCTTCCACATGCTCACTAGTTTCTGGGAAACTTCTACATGATAATCACCGTTGTGAAGTCGGAGGTTATCCATCTTCATACAAAGATTATGAACGCCCGTAGAGTTACCAGTGACAGTCTGCTCGTATACATTGCTAGTAGCATCCTCTTTGTTGAAGAGTTTGATTGCGATGTTACGATCATCATCAGAAGTGAATGATAGATCGGGGAGACTGTATACCGTGCTAGCAGTCTTCAAAGCTTTGATGTCTTCAGCAGAAATATTAAACTCAATATCAGCGCCAGGGAATTTGACATTCTTTTCTGGTGCTGCCTTGAGAGTAATCTCTGGGTTAGAGAAATAGTAACGTGCCTTACGACCATTACCAATGATGTTGACATGCTGCTCGGCAAACTCCAGAACAGGAGAATCAAACAAACTCATGCCAGTCAGAAATTCTGACAGATCATAGATACCAAAGCTCTGTGGAAAAGTCTCTTCGCAATTGAACTCTGCAATAGAGTTCTCACCCACGCTAATAGTCTTCAGAGTATTACCCTCACGAATCATGATAGAACTATTGATTGTAGCAAAGTTCTTCAGGATTGCGTGAGTGTCATTAGATAAAATGAGTTTGCTCATTGAGAATATGTTTCAGTAATTTGAGATTTGTCAGAGAAGTGAAGGAGAAGAAGACCGTAGTGAAGGATCTTAATGATGTCACGACGGGCAGTTCCTTTCTTGTCATACCGCGAAGCATACTTCAGAATGTTAGAGCGACAAAATGCTTCTGCATCACCACAAGCTTCAATTAGATCTAACGTCTGAATTGCGTCATTGCCTGCTGAATAGTGTTGTCCATAGGTTCCAGTAATGTAGTCACGTAGCTCTTTGAGAAGAACTTCTTCATTATATTTTAAAGTCATGCTTGATAGATGTACCTCAATTGATTATGATAGCATCCATGTATGGATACGTCAAGTGGTTTACCATGTGTAATCTGCATTTTCATCAATTTTGCAATAGAGTTCAATAAACGACGTTTTAGTTTCTTCGTCAAAACGATTAGTACAGACTTCGATAGCTTTCATGCGACGTTTACCGAAGATCTCATAAGCTTGGACGATGTGAACCAAACGACGGGTGCTAATTACCTCATCAATACCACCATCTTTAAAAGTCTTGCGAATAATGTCAGCCCAGTCTACCAGTTTTCCAACAAACTGTGCATCATCACATAGTTTTAAAAGAATCTTGGACTCAATAGCAGGAGTAGGATACTCTTGCTCAAAAGTGACACAGAAACGCTCAAGGAATGCTTCGTTCAATACATTAGTACCAATGAAACGACCGTCATCACTACCTTTACCTTTAGTATTAGCAGTAGCAAGGATAGTAAACCCTTCTGTAGGTTGAATAAACTTACCAATCTTCTTTAAGAAGATACCTTTACCCTCAAGAATAGATTGGAGACAAAGAATTTTGTTGGATGCCAAATCGATTTCATCCAGAAGGAGAACAGCACCACGCTCAAGAGCTTCAATGACAGGACCATTGTGCCAGACAGTATTACCGTCAACCAAACGGAAACCGCCAATAAGATCATCTTCATCAGTTTCTACTGTGATATTGACACGGATGAGTTCTCTACCGAGTTGAGCACATGCTTGCTCGACACTGAACGTTTTGCCATTACCAGAAAGACCCGTGATAAACGTAGGATAAAAAATACGGGACTTAATAATTTTTTTAATATCAGCGAAATCACCAAACTGGATGAAGGAATCATCTTTTTCAGGAATAAGATTTAGTTCAATAGCAGGTTGTGCAGTGGGTGCCTGATAGGTTTGCTCTAGTTGCTCGGCAGTGAGACTCCACTTACCGTAACTAACTTTATACTTTTCAAGACGTTTGCAAATGGTAGGGTAGGAAACACCAAATTGATCAGCAGCTTTCAGAACTGCTTGACTATCAAACTCATTGCCATAGTTGTCAGCAAAAAACTCTTGGAGTGCGCTGGGATCGATGTTAGCGGAACGAGGCATTGTCTTTTTCGTTGATGAATTTATTATAGAACAGGAAACCCCCAAGACTAGGGGGCAGTGGACGGTTTGTCAGGCGACCATATCGACAAAGGAAGAAAGGATTTTCTTGTTCGTGGTCTTTGCTTTCAACATGCTCTTAAATGCTTTAGCAATCTGTGCTTTAGTAGCATCATCCTTGACTTCAAAGTCGGATGATTTATTAATTGAAGTAGATGCAATTAAGTACAGAGAATTGTATCCAAGTTGTTTCTTAAACACAAAGGACTTATCTTTCCTCCATTTTTTAAGAACATCATCAGCAGGTTGATTATATGTATTGCGATAAAGGTAAGAAAAATCATTACCAGTTAAGATTCGGAATCCAAGGAAGTTTACTTCAGGAAAATTGTGACATAAATTCTCAAGCAAAATGGTAGTGATGGAATCATTAAAATTAGATCCGCACCGTCTATAGACATGACCTGTCTTACGATCACGAAGACGAACATCACCATCAACAGCACGTTGACCCCAGTAAGTATACTCACTACCAGCACCAATAGTAACATTGTAGCTGATATTGTTTGACTCACCATCAGTCAAAATTACAGTGTTGATCTTCTGAACCCCAGTCATTTTTTTAAACATTGGGATAATTTCATGCATCACAATGATAGATTCATTGAGAGGTGTACCACTCAAGTCAATACCAGGAGGTGTAGAAACACCATAGGAGTTCATGAAGAAACCGATGCGAAAGATGTTGCGACACTGACTGTCAAAGTTCTTACTGTTTGAACGAGATGACAACAAATTCAGGAGAGAGAATCGTTTATGGAACATGAATTTATTTTCTTCACGAACGCATCTGTCCTGTACTGCATCTGGATCATAGTCATGCTCTTCAGGATCGAGAAAACGATTGTTCCATTCATAAGTGAAAGCATAGACCTCAAAAGGAATGTTTACCTTACGACAGAACATCACCAGAGACAACAATTGCTTGATTGTATCTTGCAAATAGTTTGCCATAGATCCAGACCAGTCAAGAATAAAGATCATTCCATGATTTTTACCATCAGGAATTACAGAAACTTTCTTGAATAGATCTTCATTGTACTTGTATGTGTGAAGCTTGGTACAATCAAGAACACCAGTACGTGCAGTTGATGTGCGAGCATGGGAGTCTGCTGCTTTCTTACATTCAAACTCTTTGACTAGGTAGTTGACTTCCTTCTGCGAGTCTTTTTTAAAGAGATCAAAACTATTGTCAGCAAATTCTAGAGGATTATCATAACGTTTGTGATCACGGCAACTGTAGTGAGCATCAATATGTTTTTGAAGCACTGCCTGGTCCACAATAATATTCTCAAGATTAATCTTTGGAATCTCTACGTATACAGGATCTCTAAAATATGGAGCAGTTTCAGTTAAGTCCTGTATGTTTTCATCAAACGAACGTTGTGTTTCAGCTCTATCACCACCAGCATTTCCACCAGCAGCAATGTTTTCATCTAACTGTTCTCCCTCATCATCACCATCTTGCTGTATGGATTGCCCCTGATCAGTAGTTTCAGTGTTGGATGGTTCTGTAGTATCTGAAGACTCAACTTTTTCTGTAGTACCTTGAGCAGTTGCATTTTGATTTGCATCAGCAATTTTTTCTTGCTGTGAATACTCATAAATTTTTTGACAAACAACAATGACTTCATCAAAAGTCTCACAGTTCTCTACCTCACGAACCAGCTCACGTTCTACTTCATTAAAAGGCATAACCGAAAAGGCACCAATCTTACAATGAAGATTAATACGATCGATAAAAGAAATGGTTTCTAGTTCTTCGTCCTTAATATTAAAGAAGTCATCGTTATCAAGTTCTTGATAACCTTTGAAGAAAGTTTTGGTAAGTCCAGGATACTTTCTCTTCATCAGTTTCTCGATACGAGAATCTTCAACCACGTTGACATAATCTTTAGGCACCTGTGCAACCTCTGCCCAGTCGATGTTAGGGGTATAGAGGGCATGACCTACCTCGTGTCCTACAAGCAGGTCATAGACGCTGTTAGAGGCGTTCCAGAGGGGTAGGGTGAGGACACGGGTGTCTACGTTGAAAGATGCAGTGGAGACCTTACGATGCTCAACCACCAGGTTCTCGGTGGCTAGCAGGCGAGCGAGGTTACCTTTGATTTCTGCAGTGTTCATCGGGTCTCTTGCGTTGATGCATATATTATATACAAAAAAAGAGGGTCCGAAGACCCTCCCTATGCCGCTTCGGAAAGTGTCTCCTGCATAATGCTGAAGTTCTTTTCTTTGATTGCGGTGAGTGTTCGGTCGAACTTTCCTTCCAAACTCTCCTTATGACTGATGACAAAGACGTTTGTGTTGTCATCAAAGTTACGTAGTATCCACCCAAGTTCTCCTGTACCATTGTTGTCAAGAGATCCGTCAAAGATCTCATCCAGGATCAAGATGTTAGTATCAACAGAATTCTTAAGTTTAGCAATAGAACGCCAAGTAAGCAGCAAAGCGATATCAATACGAGCTTTCTCTCCTTCCGAGAAAGACTCGTAGGAAAAGATATCCCTGAACCTTGACTTGATGGTTTCTTCAAAACTATCATTTAGTGCGAAGTTAATATAGAAGTCCATGTTCTGCAGATACTGATTGATGAGTTTATTCATCACTGGTAGATACCTTTTAATGATTCTGGTTTTGATACCATTATCTTTAAGTAGTTGTCCAGCTGCAAGTAAAGTGTTTCGTTCTTTCTTGACAACAGCAATCTGTTTTTTCAGATCATCATGTTCCTTCTCTAGATATTTTAACTTCTCATACTCTTCAGACTTATCATCCTTGGAATTTTGTAATGTTTCTACATCCAAAAAGAGTTGCTTGACGTTCTTATGGATACGATTAACAGTAGCATTATACCCAGCAATCTGCTGTTGAATGCCATTCATTTCTTGATTTTTTACAGTGTACTGCTGGTCTCTTGCCTGCTCGTCTTCAATGTTAGAATGAATCTCTTCGATTGCCGAGACAAGTTCTTTATACTTTGAGGTAATCTCACTAGTCTTTTGTTCTTTCAACTCATGTGTGATTGACTGACTACACGTAGGACATGTATCATTCTTTGCAAAAAATTCGTGCTGTTTCTTATAACTAGAAAACTTGTTTGTTAGTTTTCCTTTCAAGTTATTTAAAGTTATCAATTTTTTATTTGCTGCTGAAAGACTTTTCATATCTTCACAAAGTCTTTCAGATTCTTCACATAGTGTAGATACAGATCGTTGACAGGTTTCTTCTTCCACCAACAACTCTTCAATACGTGATTGTTTCTCTTTGATATTTGCTTCGTCACGAGTAGATAATTGTTCAATCATCTGACGTTGCATAGAAATCTTTTGCTCCGCCATGTCAACACTGTAGTCAACATCACGCATCTCTTCGTTAGAAGTTTTCATCTTATCTTTCAGTGCTGTGTTCATCACAGAAAAGATCTGAATGTCCAAGATGTCTTCAATAATTTCTCTACGTTGTGCTAGAGGTAATCTCATAAACGGAACGAACGTGGACGAACCTAGCACAACAATTTGTGTGAAGGACTTATAGTTCATCTTCAGAATCGTTTGCTCCAGATGTTTCTGATAGTCAGAGACATTACTGGATTGATCTAGCATAGATCCGTTTTGCCAGATCTCAAACACACCTGGCTTGATGCCACGTTTAACAAGAAATTTATTTGGTCCTGTAGTAAATTCAATCTCAACTAGACAATCTTTTTCGTTAACACTGTTGACCAGCATTGGTTTGTTGACCTTACGAAAAGGTTTGCCAAACAAAGAAAAGGTAAGAGCATCCAAGATGGTACTCTTACCAGCTCCGTTAGTACCAATAATAAGGTTAGTCTTACTAGCGGTCAGATCAACTTCAGTATATGTGTTGCCAGTAGAAAGAAAATTCTTCCAGCGAACTTTTTCAAACGTAATCATGTTAAGTCGTCAGGTGGTATGATGAAGTCGTCTATAGTGATTATAGCATATCTCTGCTCTCGCTGCTCGCAAGCGAAAACAATTAGTTGTTTTTCAATTTGAATCATCTGCAATTCCAGTTGAGATGCTGAATCAGATAGTTGTTCAGCATATCTTTCACAGTCGTCTCTATCATCAAAGATAGGAATGACATGATCTCCTGTGTCTTTATCGACAACAGAGAAAACTCCTTCTGGCAAGTCTTTGAGAGTTAAGATGAAAGACATCAAACCATTTCACAGCTCTCAATATATAGCGATCTCATAAGTTTCTTAAGGTCAGATTTCTCTACGGACATTTCTACCTCATCGATATACTCGTTAAGTAATGTCAGTGTATCTTTGACTTCTAGATTAGGTTCTTCTACAGTATCTTCATCAACTAAAGTCTCTACAATTTTGATATCATGAGCGCCAGAGTTATACAACTGGTCAATCATTTTTTCAAATTTGTAATAGTCACGCCTCTCTTCAACAATGACTTTAATAAAAGTATCCTTAAACTGGGTGTAGTCTAGAACCATGTCCTTATCTACATC